AGTAAGAGTTGTTGTGTCAATATTATCATTTGGTATAATAAATCTTTGATCTTTATCAGAAGTGTTTGCTGTGTATTTGTAATTTAAATATGTGCCTTCGTAAATATCTAAATTAGAAAATTTGTAAACACCATCTACTGGTGAAATACTTACATCAGCATTATTTACAAAAGAATAATTTGTTCCGTCAACCGTAGTTGTAAATTTTGTTCCTCTTGACATTGTAATAGAAGCACCACTTCCATTATTAACAAGCACATCAATTGTCGCTTTAGAAGCAGTAGCACTTTTTGGAGTATAACCAACTTGTTTTGCTAAAGATACAACACTTGATCTTTGGTCAGCACTATCAAGATACATTTCATTTGCTAACATATTAGCATTGTAGCCAAGATAGTGTGTATTGTAAGCAAGAACATCTAATAGAATATTCATACCAGCACCTTCAAAATCATAATCTGTAAACTCATCTTGTTGTGATAAGAATGTTTTTAGATTATCTTTGATTCCGTCAAAGTCTAATTGTGATATTTCTAATTTAGTTGCCATATTATCTTAATCTTTCTAAAAATGTTTCTACTTGGACTGGCTCAGGATGATTAACTACATAAAAAGATATTGAAACAGAATATCCATTCCTATCTAAATTAGGCATATTTGCAACCTGTACCAATCTACATCTTGGTTCATAATTTCTAATTAATAATTCTATTTGTTTTCCAATAAAGTGTGAAATTTGTGGAGTTATATTCTCAAATAATAATGCTCTCAAATTAGACCCGATTTCTGGATGAAAAGGTTTTTCATAATGATTTAAGTTAATTAGATTTCGTACACTTCTTTTTACTGACTCTACATCTAACATTTTTTGAATATCTTTTGTAGCAGTATTTTGTTGAAAATCAAGATTTAAATCTTTATAGATTCTTGAACTTCTTTTACTTTTATTTGTTAGTGCACCAGCGTCATAACTTGCCATATTTCTCTCCTATTACTATTTATACCAATATTACCCACCTGCAAAAACTGTACCACTACCAGTTGTCATTGCACCTGCGTCAGCACTATCGCCTATCCTTGCCATCGCTAAACCTACAGCAAATACTGTTGCACTTCCCACATTGACATTTGCAACATGATTAGGACATGCTGGAACTGGTGGAAAAGAATGAGCAACGGTAGGATCAGTTATTCTAGCAACAAGTATTTTATTTGCAAAGACAGTTGACTGTCCTGGTGTTGCTAAAGTCGTAGTTGCTACACAAGCATGGCCTGTTGTTAAACTATCTCCTTTTCGACTTACTGCTGGCATTTGTTTTTCGTTTCTTTAAATAATATGTTTTACCTTTTATCTTATAAACTCTTTTCGGTCTAAATTCAGGTTCATATGGTTTACAAACCCAATCAATTATCTTTTTAAAATAACTCATTGGAGTATCCTCCTATATTACTTCTTGCTTTTTCTTTTTTTCTTTGCTGGTGGTTTAGTTGCTTTAAATTCGTTGTAAGCACCTTTAGCTTTAGTCATACCTTCTGGTGTAGGAATCTTTCCTTCATCAATTAGTTTTTGTCTATTTGCGAAATGTTGCATTTGAACATTATCTTTATCACCACCGTTGTAAGCAACAGCGTGTCCTTCATTCATCAATGTTTCAGCAACATCTTTGCCGTCTATTGTTTTGAAGTTACCAAGAATACGACCAAATTTACCTTTCATATTCTCTCCGCCTTTTGTTACCTGTGATAATAAGATTGCTTCTCCGCCTAATAGCGAATTTAATCTGTCTTTTGCTGCTAAACCAAATATTTTTTCGATTTTGTCGGATGTTCTACTTTCTGGAGTGTCAATGCCCATAATTCGGACTCTCTCATCTCTAAGCCAAACGCCAAAACCCAAATCCAAGTCAACATCAACGGTATCACCGTCAACTATTTTTACAATTTTGCATTTATACTCGTACATAGTTTTTTCCTTTAAAATTAATAATAACTATTTATAAGTGCTTGACGGAATCACTAAAAAATGATATAATAAGTGTTATGAATAGTGATGGAGACGGATCTATTCAGGACGCACGGCCTGGTTGGTACCACCAGGCCGCTAAATCCATAAAAAAATGAGAACAAAACAAGAACACATGGTATTTTACCATTTTTTTCCATTTTTTTCTTGACTTTTCTTGGCTTTTAGTGTATTATTAGTGTATATTATGAAAAAAAACAACAAAAATAGTGATTTTTTAAGTGCGACAACTTGTGCTATATACAAAAATCAAAAAATGTTGTATAGTAATAATATGAAAACAAAAAAAACTTACATTAAGGAGAAAATATGTCAAAAGTAAAACAATGGGCAGAAGATACTGCCGAAAAAGCTGTAGATAAAATCATTTTAGGTTTTAAACACGGTGTTCTTAATAAAGATACTGCTATGGCTAAGATATTAGATGTTGATAATGTTAATATGTTAGGTATTGATGAGAACAATGTTGATGAAGTAATTATGGAGAACGCATAATGAAAAAATTTTTAGAATATATGACAATAATAATGGCATCTGTGGGAACAATTTCTATGTTTTCTGCTGTTGGTGCTATAGAAACAGATCAGTATTTACTTGCTGGTTCTGCTTCATTATTAGGAATCACAAGTTATATGCTTGCCCTATACTCACAAGAACTTTACAAGGAGGCTGAATAATGAACACTATTTTAAAAAACTCAATTGGTTATACCAAAGAGGATTTAATCTTAAAGGCAGCTAAATCAAGTGGCGCTAGTAAGGCAGAAATTTTACACGGATCATTATTCGTTACCTTTACACCAGGTTTTGTAGATGTGTTATCAAACGAATTAAAAAATGTGTTAGAGAAACTTCTTGACAATACTACTGTTAAGATGTATAATCTAAAAAATAACGAATACACTTACGATTTTATATAAGGAGAACATTATGAAGATACAATTAGGAGATACGATCAAAGACGAAAAAGGAAGAGAAGGTGAGATAACTAATATCGGTATTGCTACCGATAAAAATGATATCGCTGGTGAATTAGGAGTAAATGCTAAAGAGTATGATACAGAATTAAATTATACTGGTGCAATTACTTTTGGTTCTAACTGGTGTTATTTTAGTCAGATTGCCGAAGTAGTTAAGAAAAATGAGTTTGTTTCAGATACTTCATGGATGAAAGAAGAATCAGATATTGATATTGCTTTACATTTAGAAGCAGAAAGTGTTTACGGTAAATAATGCAATCGTGGGAAGAGAAATTAATTACAGCCATACTTACACAAGCAGTTGAGGATGCTAAGTACACAGGTTTAAGTAAGAAATATCTTAAACATAAGATAGAAGCAGTTAATTGGATTTTAAGTGATGATCCACAATTTAATTATTATTGTAAGTTGCTTAATATAGAACCTAGTTATATTAAAAACAAAGTTAAAGCACACGCTGATACTAAAGTTTCTAGTAAACAAAAGGTATTAGTAAAACCAATAATGAAAATGTTAGAGAGGAAAAATAATGAGCGAAGACGTATTGGGATATAGTAGTCACGACTGGAGAAAACATACAGATGACGCTGTTGTTGTAGATGAACATACAACAGTTATTAGAAAAGTTAATGCTTGTAGAGTTATCTTTACCCATCCTAAAACATTAAAAGAGGAATCTGTTGATGTGTCAAGATTGATTAGAGTATTTGTAAATAACCAAGAAAGTCATAAGAGAAGTGTCAAGTAAAGAAGAAGATAAAAAATTACAAGAAGCGTTTGATGATGTTTTTAGGTACTCCTTAATTATGGGACTAAAGTTTCCGTGGCAGATGATTGCGGCTACTTTAGTTACCATAGGTTTAAGAATATATAAAACAGTATTAGATGATGAAGGATATAAAGGCATGACAGACTCTATAAAAGATAATTTTCAAAACATAGAAAAATTTAAAGATGAAACACTACACTAACAAAGGAGAAAAATGAGCAACCCATATGATAAACAAGTAGGTGGAGATCACTATCAAAACATGAAGATACAACCTGCTGAATTTATAAACAAGAATGAAATGAAATTTGCCGAAGGCAATGCAATTAAGTATATTTGCAGGCATATAAATAAAGGTGGTGAACAAGACCTACAAAAAGCAAAACATTATATAGATATGATTATTGAGAGAGATTATGGTGATGACGCTGAGAAAAGTAAAACTTATTCCTCGTCTGCTTTACCAGAAGGATATTCATTTGCTAATACAGATACTAAAGATATAAAGATTACTTATGATGGTTTATCTATATCAGATGAAGAAGGTTTACCACAAGATAAAACAGAAGATGAGATATTTTATCCATCAGGAGTTAGTATAGAAAATGAAAAGTAAAATACTAATATTATTACTTGTATCACTATTATGTGTAAGTTGTGCTAGTAAAAATAAAACACTAGAAACACATCCTACTGGTGAAACAAATGAGTTAAAAGCATTAAATAAATTTTGGAAATTACTTAGGCCATTGAGAATTTTAAATGGTGCAGGCGCCGTAGAGTTTAATTAGAAATCTTTAG